ATGAGGGCGCGACGGTTCTGGAGGCGCAGACTGGCGCATACTACACTCCCATCACGGCACTGGACTTTGCCTCTCTGTATCCGAGTATAATGGTCGCACACAACCTGTGCTACTCGACACTCGTGATGGACAAGCGCTACGCGAACCTGCCAGGGGTTACTTACGAAAAGTACGGAGAGCACACCTTTGCGCAGACGGATGCGGACGGAAATCCAGTAGTCAGCCTACTGCCTTCTATTCTCACGGACCTCAAAGCCTTCCGCAAAAAGGCCAAGAAACTGATGGCGGCTGCAGAGGGGACGCCGATGGAGGCGGTCTATAACGGCCAGCAGCTCGCCTACAAGATCAGTATGAATTCCATTTACGGTTTTACTGGGGCCGGCAAGGGGATGCTCCCTCTGATCGCAATCGCGAGTACCGTGACGATGAGAGGTCGTCAGATGATTGAGGAGACGAAAAACTACGTGGAATCTCACTTTCCAGGGGCGAACGTAAGGTACGGAGATACTGACTCAGTAATGGTTGAATTTGATGTACAGGGGCGTACAGGTCAAGAGGCTATAGACTACTCGTGGGAGCAAGGTCTGCTGGCAGCCGAACAGTGTACGAAACTCTTCAAGGCGCCGAATGATCTAGAGCTCGAGAAGGTCTACTGTCCCTACTTTCTGTACAGCAAGAAGCGCTACGCAGCCAAGATGTGGGAGGGAAAGACACGGCCAGACGGCTCAACGGTTGTCGTCTTCAAAAAGGTGGACATCAAGGGTCTCCAGGTTGTTCGGAGAGATAGTTGCCCCTTTGTCCGCGAGACGCTCAAGAAGCTTCTAGATATGATGCTCGAGAGTAGCGACCCGAGGCCCGTCATAGCATTCGCTCGCCAGGCTTCTGAGGATCTCTCCTCCGGGAAGGTCACAGTCGATAAGCTTCTGATGAGCAAGCAGCTTGGTTCCGACTACAAGGTTCCTATGCCGCATGTGGCCGTAAGGGACAAAATTCGCTCTAGAGCACCAGGCTCGGAGCCTCAGCAAGGTGACCGTGTTGCCTTTGTGGCTGCCAAGGGCCCAGGAAAGCTCTATGAGAAGGCGGAGGACCCTGAATGGGCCAAAGAGAAGGGCGTTCCGATCGACTACCAATACTATTTCTTGAACCAGATGAAGAAGCCCATATGTGACCTGCTTGAACCCCTTGTGGGTGCTTGTCCCGAGCGTCTCATATTTGGGGCGGCAACGGCGGGCAACAAAAAAGGCACGTACGATTCCAAGATGAAAAGTATAGATTCTTATTTTAAGAAGGCGGTCGAGTCATGAGTAAGGAGATGGAACAAACAATCATGCAAGCCGTTGAGACAGAGGTCGACCGCCGGGTCTCTGATCGTCTGGCGGTTGTCTTGCATCACATCTCAAAAACATATCGGCTCTCCTATGAGAAACTGATGAAGGAGACGGCGACCCTTGAGGTTACTACTGGTCAGTGTCTCGGCCTGATTGGCTCGGGCAAGAGGTGTACACGGCACGCGAGGTTCGAGGGCTACTGCAAGTCACACAGGGACCAAAAGCCAATTGTGAGGATGAAAGACGAGCCTGGTCTCGACCATGCAGGGGTGGTCACTCCTCACACGCATACATTACCTCCATTTTTCCTGGCGGGTTGTCCTGCGTGTGAAAAGGTTTCTTCACGCCCTCGCTTAAACATTTAGACCGAGGGAGGCCCTCGGGGCCTCTTTCTCGTGAGGCTCCAGGCTTAAACATTTAGACCGAGGGAGGCCCTCGGGGCCTCTTTCTCGTGATTTCACGAGACCAAGCCTTCGGCTTGAGGCTCCAGGCTTAAACATTTAGACCGAGGGAGGCCCTCGGGGCCTCTTTCTCGTGATTTCACGAGACCAAGCCTTCGGCTTGAGGCTCCAGGCTTAAACATTTGAGGGCCCTACTAACTAATGAGTCAAGGTCGCTCAGAGCTTCTGCTCGAGTCTCTCACGAAGTTTTACTCTGAGCCCGAGAACTCGACAAATCTCAAAGATATCCTCACGACCAAGTCACAAGGAATTTCCCTTAGGAATCTTGAGTGGTTCGTGACAAACTATTCAAAGAATCGCCACGTGACATACGACTCCCCTACAGGCCGACCCTTCACTGTCCATGTTGCTTATAAGTCGAGTCTTGACGGATACTCTAAGAAACTTTTTGATCCTTTTTGTAGGACGGAGCGCATAGAGTTTCAGGGCCTTAGCACGACCGTAGCCCAACTTAATTTTATCAAGTGGTGCCTGACCAATGGCATCATTGACTACATGATTAAAGATAAGATACGCCCGCAAAACCATTCTTAAACTGTAAAACCGAGAACCCATAGTAGAAAAGGTACAGATTGTAACTCTGAAGCGCCGTGGCATACTGTGGTAAGAATGTAATTGTCAGATTGGAAGTTTGTGAATTAATTTTTGAAAAATTTAGATACCCACCCGAATTGTATTCTGTTATATTCAATCCGAATGAGTACATGTAAATATTCTTTTGAGGAACGGACAGACCGTGCTGCATAGGCTGCAGAAAGGATGTGTAAGGCCCGTTTGCGAATGTGTCTAGAATATCCTGATTATTAATTGTAATCTTTACCGTCTGGATAACATCTGTGTAATTGACTGAAGTGGTCTGTGATGCTGCTCCAAAGTTTAGTGGAATAGCCGCCGTCTGATATTGTGTGGCGTATCCGTACAAGTATCTGACAGAGTAGTATGCCGCGGAAGTCGACTCGTAGTTTTGGTTTCGAATAAACCAGGCAATCATTTGTACTGGAAAATTTGCGCTGATATTTGTAGTCACTGTACCTGCATAGGGTGCCGTGCCATCGCGCTTGACGACAGGAACTATATACCGGAGGGGTGAGTTTCTGTAATACATTCTCTCAGAATCCGTAATCTTCACGTACTCAATCAAAAGTATAGGGTTCTGTATATCCAGAGTTCCTGAATAGTTTGTAAACCAGTATTGAGGTCTAAAAGTAAATTTTATATAAACTCTTTGTCCTCCCCAAAGGGCACACAAGGGGAAGAAGGGTTTTCGGAGGCGCTCACGTCCTTTATTTCCACCACTGTGCCTTCTACAAAAGAAGAACTCGAGAGGTATGGTAAGCGGCACTTGAGTTGTTGGAGATATACCAGTTGTACCAGTTGGCTGACCTCCATTGACCTGGTTAAACATACCTATCTGCTCATCATAATCAAGGAATACCTGATCTTTGATAAAGAGCCAGTCATCGTATATAGACTCTACAACAACATCGTCAATAATAAAATCAACCTGCTGAATAATGGCCCGACCTATCTGATTGGTGTAGCTGCTACCGGCTGGTAAGCCAGGCAAGGTGCACTGAAGGAACATGTTCGCCAACAGATCGCCCTGATTTTTTGGCTGTATTTGAACAATACACGTGCCAGGCGCAGATGCCTGAATAAAGGTATTAGATGCGATAGGTGTTAAATTTAGGTAATCTTGGTACAGAACAGAGTTTGTGTATTGTTCGTATTTTGGAGTCCACTGGCTCTCTGTAAAGTTGTGAATATTTGAAATATATTGTTCTTGAGGGCCAAATGCTTCAAGGGATAACACGCCGCCTGCATTGAAGCCTAGATTGCGTTTTTCCGTGAGGGGCTCTGGAGCCAAGGGCGGGACTGGAACATTCTCATCCAGATCACGCATGTGATTCGGAAGAACCTTGAAGTTTGAGTCCTCGATAGGGGCCCTGACGAGCGGCTGTACTGTGGAAACTTGGGCAGGTACAAAGGCTGTCGAGATATTGGGGTTGAACAGACCACCTTGAGCATTTACTGGAACCCCATTTGGATACGCATCCGTGGATGGGAGCATTGGCACGAGCACCTGACCTTGACCCAATGCCATGAGCATTATTTTATCATTAAGAAAGCCATCTACCAATTTATTTCGTCCTACCTTCATTCGGAACCCAATAGCATTTGTAATTTCAGGGAGACTGGACAGAACTCCCTTGAGCTGCGTGGGGTCGGCGAGAATAGAGTCTGATGTTAGTCCAGTTTTAGAAACAAAAAAATTTAAAAGATTTCCTGACTGAGATAGGTAACTGGAGAGCTTGTCTGGGTCACTGAAAACGTACGAACTTAGGCCCAGCATCTTTCCACCTAGCACCTCGGCTAAGGCGGCGACTTGGCGCAGAACCGACATGAGTTTCTGAAGAGCTGAAGGGTCGGGAGGAGATGACAGGGGCTGAGGTGGTATTGGTGTGGCCGTGAGTATGCCATTGTAAGATACTCGGCCAATAACTCCCGACTGAAAAGAGACTGATGCGACGTTCAGACTAAAAGGCATACCCGGGAGGCCTGAGATTGTCCAACCAGGCGCGACCGCCGGAGGCAAAGGAACACTTGAATAAAATACAACTAGACCCATTTGAGTAAAGTAAGCTCCCGTCAGGGTGGGAGGAGGCGGAGGCGCTATGATTTGTGTTGGAGCCACGGTTACTGCAGCGGCTTGCTGAACCCCTTGAATAGTCTGAGGAGCGTTTACCTGGAAATCTATAGTGGCGTTGTAGGGCCCATTTTGAGGAAAGTTCCCCTGCTGAAGGGTTGTAGCTACGACTCGGGTATCTCCTTGAATACCAGATAGTCCAGTTAGCGTCCAGCCATATTGAATACCTGATGGCATGGGTGTTTGGACGTAAAAAGTGATTACGTTGGCCACTGTTTTCGAGGCTGCATAGAAGCCATTTATCTGGGTTGAGGCCATACTATTTTATACAAACATAATATGGAGGATAGTCTTATCGCATCTATACTCGCACTAACAATTTTAATTTTATTTTTTAGATTTGAAGTTAGCGAATATGCTCAGAAAAGCGGAGGCGGAGGCGGGACTGGGCCGAACGCGCATCCAAAGCCGACACCATCCCCGACTCCGGCGACTGTGTCCACAACTCCGGCGACTGTGTCCACAACTCCGGCGACTGTGTCCACAACT